TCTCTGCCGGTTTGAGTACGGAAATCGGCAGGACCTTCAATTCAGCAGTCTTCTGCATTGCTACCTCCATCTTTCTGCTCTGTCAGCTGTAAAAACGCATGACCTCGCAAAGCGGGATAAACAAAGAGCCGAGCGTAAAGCCCAGCTCCAATTCTCCAGATCGTTCCATGTATTCTTCCGTCATCGGACACCATTCCGGGTTCTCCCCGTTGATGCTGGCGAGTATCTTATCTTCCACATAGTCTATGGAATGAACAAGCACTGCCCCGGTATTGGTAAGGCCATACACACCGATGACCGTGGAGAGATCAATCATCCTTGCTTCCGCCATTACTCTCTCCTCCGGGCCTGCCGTTCCTCCCGTTCTTCAATGCTGCGGATAAAGAAATCCGTCGCGTGATTAAGCGCCACAAGCGACCAGTAGCAGATCATGCCCACGGTTGTAATCCTGCCGTCTGCAAGACTGATAATGATCAGCGCGGCTTCGATGGCAAGGATCAGGCTTTGCAGTGTTCTTCGGTTCATGGCTTTTTCTCCCTCAAATAGATGATCCGCTGGTTTCTACTACCCCGGAAGGCAAGTCCCGCGTCCTTCTGCTCCAGAAGGAAAGGCCCGTCCACCAGCACATCAACCAGTGTCAGGATTTCCTCACTCTGAAGCATCTCCCAGGTGTATCCGGAGTACAGCCAGATATCCTTCTCCGGCAGTTCCCTTCTTACACGCTCAAGGAACGGAATCAGCACCTTTTCGTTTTCCTCTTCTGTCGGCTCACCGCCGAGTATGGAAAGGCCCTGAATCCACGAGGGACGCAGGGCCGCGATGATCTCATCTTCAGTTTCTTTGGTGAATGGATCGCCATAATTGAAATCCCAGGTCTCCGGGTTAAAGCATCCCCGGCAGTGATTCCGGCAGCCGGAAACAAACAGGCTGACTCTCACTCCCGGACCATTGGCGATGTCCACCTTCTTGATTCCTGCGTAGTTCATGTGCTTTCCCTCTTTTTTCCCGTTACAGATGCAGAACACGCTCAGCAATCTCCTGAGTCCTGCCCTGATTGAAAAAGTTTGTACCCAGATATCCGCAGACGCGCCTGCAGACATTCATCTTCCGCTCATCGCGGTTACCGCAGTTCGGGCACTCCCACACAAGCTTCCCGTCATCTTCCACAACCTTGATCTCGCCGTCAAAACCGCAAACCTGGCAGTAGTCAGATTTCGTATTGAGCTCGGCGTACATGATGTTGTCGTAAATGAAGCGCATCACTGCCAGTACCGCAGGGATGTTATTCTGCATGTTGGGAACTTCCACATAGGAAATTGCGCCCCCAGGACTGAGAGCCTGAAACTCTGCCTCAAAGGAGAGCTTGGAAAAAGCGTCGATCGGCTCGGTCACATGGACGTGGTAAGAGTTCGTGATGTAGTTCTTATCCGTCACATGCGGGATGATGCCGAAACGCTTTTGCAGGCACTTGGCGAATTTATACGTGCTGGATTCCATCGGCGTGCCGTAAAGGCTGTAGCTGATGTTCTCCGCTTCCCGCCACTGCGCCGTCTTTTTATTCAGGAACTTCATAACCTCAATGCCGAAATCATGACCGACCGGATCGGTGTGACTGCATCCCTTCATCCGGTACACACACTCGGAAAGCCCGGCATAGCCGAGACTGATCGTGCTGTAATTGTCATAGAGCAGTCTGTCAATTTTCTCGCCTTTTTCCAGGCGGCTGATCGCGCCGTATTGCCAGAGGATCGGAGCTACATCACTCGGCGTGCTCAGCAGAGTCTCATGCCGGATGCGCAGTGCCTTGTGGCAAAGCTCCGTCCGCTCCTCCATGAGCTGCCAGAATTTCTCTTCATCACCCTCTGCGCTGCAGGCCACATCCACAAGGTTGATAGTCACGGCTCCCTGATTGAAGCGTCCATAATACTTGTGGCTTCCATCCTCGTTTAGCCCCACGAGGTCTGGTGTCAAAAACGCCCGGCATCCCATGCAGGTGTACACATCGCAGTTCTTCAGCTGCTTCATCACCTTGGCACTGATGTAGTCCGGCACCATCCGCTTTGCGCTGCACTTGGCGGCAAGCTGTGTCAGATGCCAGTACGGAGCATCCTCCGTGATGTTGTCCTCGTCCAGGACGTAGATCAATTTCGGGAATGCAGGGCTTACCCACACACCGACCTCGTTCTTGATTCCCTCGTACCGCTGCTTCAGCGTTTCAGAAATGATCAGCGCAAGGTCGTCCCGTATCTGCCCAGGCTCCACCTCATCCAGATACATGAAAACTGAGACAAAAGGTGTCTGTCCGTTGGTGGTAAGGAGCGTCTGGATCTGATACTGGATGGTCTGAATACCGCGCTGGACTTCTTTCCGCACACGCATCTCCGCCATACGGTTGATTTCATCCTCGGTGTATTCCCTGCCGATAGCGGCAAACTCATCTCGGAGCTCTGATTTATACTTCTGCCTGCTCACATCCACAAAGGGAGCAAGATGCGCCAGGCTGATCGTCTGACCACCGTAAGTGTTCGAGGCGACCTGCGCAATGATCTGCGTAGCAATGTTGCAGGCCGTGGAAAAGCTGTGCGGCTTCTCGATCAGTGTGTCCGTGATCACCGTGCCGTTCTGGAGCATGTCCTCCAGATTCACCAGCTCGCAGTTGCTGATCGGTCCGGAGACATAGCCCATGTCATGGATGTGGATGATGCCCTCGTCGTGGGCATGGATCACATCCTCCGGGAAGATGTATCTCCTACAGATATCTTCGGACACCTCCGAGGCGAGGTAGTCCCGCATCGTGCTGTTGATGATCGGACCCTTATTGGCGTTTTCCTGTTTCGCCAGCTCGTTGTCATGGCGCAGGAGCGACAGGATCTTCGCGTCCGTGCTATTCTGCTTCCGGAGCAGTTCATGCCGGAGCCGGTAATCTGAATAGTGCCGGGCAAGCCTGTACGCCTCGCTCTGATCCAGTTCATTGATTACCATGTCCTGGATTTCTTCGACACTCACACTGCGGCCAAGATCGGCGCAGCGTTTTTCAATCCGGGCAACAATAAAACCGACCTCTGTATCAGAAAGCCGGTCCGCTTCAGCCACCTCCGCGTTTGCCGCATCGATGGCGTCTTTGATTTTGCTATTATCGAACGGGACCTCTCGCCCGTCCCTCTTGATGATTTTCAAGCGTCCTCCTCCATTCGTTTCTTTGCCTCCGCAAGAAGCTCCTCGCAAGACTGTCCGAGGTATCTCCGGCACTGTTCATCCAGCCGGGCATACACCGCTGCCTGCTCGTCACCATTCAGGTCGATAGTATACAGCTCCTCGTTATCCTCAGAATCAGCGTTCACAACCACGAACTCGATGCAGCTGTCCATGTGGTTATCTGCAAAGCCGTTGATGCCGACATAAAAATCGTACCAGCCCTCATTGTCGCAGGTGTCGTCCGTGTATTTATCCATGGCGTTCATGGGTTTAAACCCGGCATCCTTGCGAATCCGATCCGCAATCTGGCTGTGTCCATTGGTCGTCATGAGCTGAAAGCCTACTGTCGGAAACCGGCAGGGGTAATCGATGTAGCACTGATCATCGCCATACATGAGCTCTGCGCCGAAGTCGATGTAAATCTCGTCTCTCACAAATCCTTCAAGCAGATTCATCAAGTCTCGCCTCCTGCCTTGCGCATTTTTTGAAAACCATGCTCTGGATCACATGGTTTGGAATCTCGTACATGGTCTGCATCTGCACCAGGCAGATCAGGACATCCGCCATCTCCTCGACCAGGTTGTTGTAGGCGTCAGTGTCATCCTTTTCGGCATTTCTGATCCGGCGCATCTTGCTGACGGCCTGGATCAATTCCGCCAGCTCCTCGCAATGGACCATGGCCTGCGCATCCGCACCGTAGAAGCCGAGCACCCGGTGTTGGGAAGGGATCTCAATCTTCATGGTCATCCTACCTGCCTTGCTCCATCAGCTCGATCTTCCGGCTCAGATAAAACTGTGCTTTCTTCAGATCCTCCAGCTCTTTCGCCGGGTCTTTCTTCCCAGCGCGACTGATGTATTTGCACACCTGGCCGAGGAAGAAGTCCAGCTTCTTCGCCACGATGAAATCCAGCGTTTCGATTCCTCCGTCGCAGTAATGGGCAGGATGCGAAATCGGATCATCCAGAACCGCATCAAGTTTCTCTTCGAGTGTCGATGTCGTATCGTTTCTCATGTTCTTCCTTCCTCTCCGCAGCCTCGATTGCCCGCCCGCGGTTGGCGCAGGCACG